ACGGAACTATCAGATAGTGAGGTTAGTGGGGGATTGTCCGGTGACGGGCTTTCCGACGCTTTACCTTGGGGCTCGCGAAGAGGGGGTTGGCTTGCGACACACGTCGAAGATGTGCGCATCGTCGACATGCAGTATTCGGCTGCCATAAAGAACAAATTAAACGAAAGCGAAGTTTTGGAGGAGTACTTAGAACCTCTAGACTTGGCGGAGGACATGAGTCATGTCAGCAGTAACCCGTTTACGGTGCTTCCTGCAGGCAATGACGATGAATGTACACTCATGGGGCGACTTATCGCCCGTGCCAATCGTCTGGTGAAGTTTTACGAGGAGTTGGGAATACCTCGTTCAGAGAATGTTGTTCCCCAGCAGATAATTTGCGGAGGGCTACGGCCTGCCGTAAGACAATGCTTTGTCGATAGTCTTAGTCCTATTGACGAATTGAGTTTCAAAACGGTGCAAAAGCTCGAGAAGAGCTGTTGCAAGGTTTGTCTGCCTCGCTTCGAACAGAAACTCAACCAGTGGAAAGAGGCTCGGTTCCAACCAGTTGCTGTCGATGTGGAGCATTTGGGGCGTTTCAAACGCGCCTTGAAGCAAAACATTGAGAAGGGATGGGATCGAAGACGTGCTCCGTTCATACCTAACGGTAACGCTACCCGGCGTTATACGCGAAAGGCCGGAGGTAATTGGAATGAGGAAGAATTTAGCGGTGAATGCCGTTACGAGTTGGTGTTTAGTTCTGGGAAACCACGAGTAGTTACATTATACTCGGCCGAGAACACTCGCCGGCTCGCTCCACTCCATTATTCGTTGTACGACATGTTGAAAAGACGAGGGTGGCTGTTGGTAGGTGAACCGACCGACCAGCACGTTTCTCGCCTTACGGGCTCTGCTTTCTTGAGTTTTGATTACTCGTCTGCCACTGATAATATCAAGCGGGCGTACGTGAAAGCAGCAGTTGACGTATTGGAAGAACAGGCGGACCATTTAAGTGACGAAGAGATTGCAGCTTTGAGAGTGCTATCAAATCTGATCGTGGATGGTGAGGAGACGTTTTCTGGCCAACCCATGGGGTCAGTGATGTCTTTTCCGTTACTGTGCGTTATCAACAAGACCGTGGTTGATATGGCATTGGCCGCTATGTTAGACAGGAAGGAGATTAGTTTTAAGGAATGGTCAAGTCATCCTCTTTTGGTTAATGGGGATGACTTGTTGACCCGCGAAGTACGGGCCACCACTGATCTTCGGGGTGAAGTAGTCAGGCAGGGAAGTCAAGTAGGACTCGTCGTTAACGAAGAGAAGACCATGGTCTCTGAACGCGACGGAGAGATCAACTCTACTTACTTCCAGGATGGCTGCAGACTGCGCAAGTTTAATGCGTCGTCACTGTGGATGGATGCTGGTGTTGAGGATGTGCTGGGTTTTGCTGCCCAGGCCACACCCGATGGAAAGACGTTTCGGAAGGTTGTCAGACGTAATTTGCGAACTCTTGCTAAGCAGCAGGATAAGCATCTCACGGAGATACCACTGTCTTTGGTTGCTGTTTGCCGTAAAGACAAGAAGATAAGAGCAGCAATCACCAGTTTGCCCGTTAGTGTTGCACCGATTAAAAGTGGTGTGATTAGTATGGATCTTCGTCCAGAAAATTACAACATGAGTAGAGATGAGGAACACAACGCAATGCGTAAGGAAATTGAAAGGGTGAGGGAGCGAGGAATTGCAAGGGGATCCGAAAGGAAAACTAAGCATAGTACTGGCGTTATACCTGCCTCGAGATCTTTTAACGCTGTCCGGAAACAGGGTCGAAAAATCTCTCCGGAGATTTTACCCGCGTGTTACGTGCGCAGTTTCATTAACAAAGTAAAGGAAGAGAATGTGCTGAGGGAGGTGGCTCCTCTCGAAGTGTCGTTGCCTCCGGGTGACGGCAGTCAAATCAACAGGTTGATTGACAACATTCGTGCGTTTAAACTTACGCAGAATAGCAGTGCGAACCCAGGGACAATTGATACTACGGTAGATTTTGTGAGTTTGTGCTGTTAGTAAGTATGAGAAAACGACAAATTGACGGTGTGCCGGGCTGCGGCCGTGTGGTGCGCCCCCTCCGGGGGGGTCAATGTAAGGGTACTCTAGCT